AACTTGACTGTTACGTCAAGATTTACTCTCACAGTGTTACCCTCGAAGAGTAAGTAGGAAGCCAGGACCCAAAAAGGTTCGGGTCAAATCTTACCGACGAGGTAGGCCTTCAGCCTTAATCTGCTTCATCATTTCCTTCCTCTTCTCCATCACCTTCTTCGATGTCTTCTGCTACTTCTTCCTCAGCAACAGCAGCTTCTTCTTCGTTGAGAAGAGGCAAGACTTGAGGGTCTTTTGTTTCGTAGTACATAATCTTTGTATATGGGTTTTTAAACGACCTTTGCTGGTGGCTAGTGTCATTCCCTCCAATAAGTTATAAATCTGTGTATGTGATTATATAGATGTTTACTAGCCATACTTCCAGTATACCAAGTCCTCTATCTTAGCAATAGAGGACTGTATAATTTGTTCGATAAGTTTAGCCTAGTTGTTGTCTATTAATCTCTTAAGAATTAAGTTGTGAAGACCTGCTCCATAGAGCAACGCTTGTGCAACAGTTTCCCAAAATGGAAATGCGAGGAAGTATACATAAGCCCAACCTCCAATAAGAGACACAATCAATAGTGCAATCATCGTGCCAAATCCTTCGGTTTGACCATACTTCTTAACTCCTTCTACAACGATTGCCACTACTACACCTAATAAATATTCCATGATAATTGTTTAGTTGTTTGCGACCTTTATTCCCGAACTTCCTTCTTTGGGATTTCTTGGAAGATTCAAGGACATAAAACTAGTATACCAGTGTTTCCAGCCGTTAGGCTCTAATAACACTAACTTAGTGAGTTCTTCTTGGAACTCACAATCATTAATCCAATTCATATATTCAGCTTCTTCAGCATCTGGTAATAAGTCATGTTGTTTAATTTTTTCTATAAAAGTAGGTGGTTGATATTGATAGCAACCTATACTAGGATAACCAGTTTTCTTAGCGTCCTCGTGGTTTATTGCATAGGCATCTCCACCACTCTCTTGTTTCTTTAACTTTGGTAATACGTCGCTTAACCACCTTTCTTCCAGAGTTGGTGGAGGAATGTATTGAACATCTTTATTTTCCATCTTATCTGACATGACATAACCGATAGTGAATGCGGTTAGCACTATAATGATTAGCCAGAAAAGACCTCTATTTTTGTTATTACTCAAAACTTACTCAACAAAGAGGTGAGATAGCTTTTTATATTTGCGAGAACTATCATTAGCCCCTCTACATTTTTGCCCTCAGTGATAAATGGCAAAGGATCAAGTGAACCCTTCATAGGATTATTATACCTTTTTTTTCCATCTTTGAACTCATACATCCCAAAATGGAGATGGATTCCCTTACCAGCAGGAGCATTTCCCCAATACGGAGTACCTCCTGATATCACAAAGCCCGTGTTACCCTCTAAACCGATGATGTAGCCCTTTTCTACCCGTTGTCCTATATTGACCTTAATTTCGCTTAAATGTCCGTACACAGAGGAAACTACAATGATTTCTCCATTGTCGTCTAACTCATCACTTGCTATCCAAATGACTAGACCGCCGAGTGAGTGGCGGTCTGTTTTAATAGCATAGACATATCCATCGTGCATTGATAACACATCGTCTCCTTCAAAGGTAGCTACGTCTATCCCTGGGTGTCCAGCTACATGATAATTTAATTGATCGTTCTCCTTAAAAAACTTTGAATAGAGTCTGGGATTCTCTGCCCAGTATTGTCTGACATTACCGAAGGGATATTTTTTCCACTTAACATCTTTAAGAGGAGACCCTATATTATCTAAAAACTCTTTGCGTGTTTTCATCTAAGGATTAAACCAAATAAAGCAACCAGAATAGCACCTGTCGATGTACTCATTATTAACCAAAAGAATTTCTTTAACCACGTTACATCCGTACCTATTTTTGTTACGTCTTCTCTGATACACGATACATCCTTTTTAATACCGCTGATGTGATTGGTCGTTTGGATTTCTATATTTTCCAGTCTTCTTTCAATCTGCTTTAGGTTGTCATTATTGCTTTTCATACCCATTAAAATCTTCTTCTCTCAAAACTTCCTCTAACAGTTGGTCTTCTTCTTTCTCGTTCTGGTTCAGTTATTCGAGCTGTAGGAGTTAAAGAGCGAAGGAAAGCTCTACTCTGAGGACTTAATGGTCTCTTTTTTCTTTTCGCAAGTTTATTAAGGGCGATGGCTAATCTCGATTTTATACCTGGGCTATCGATTACCCGTTTAACTAATCCTAGAGCCAATCCTCCAATCCCTCCTGTTGCCACCGCTCCTGCTCCTGCTGCACCTATTTCACCTAATCCAACAACATCTCTATTCTTCATTCTTCTAACAGCCGTTATCAATGCTTTGTCCAGACCGATAAGTTGTCTTTCTCTTGCGTTTAATTCTTTAACTTCTGGAATTACTTTTTCTATTTCTTCTTTTACCCCCCTAACCAATCCTTTTTTTCCTTCAATTTGAGCACTTTTCAGTTCACCGTAAGATTTTCTAAGACGTTTGTACGAAGATATTTTAATTTCTTGAGCTCGCTTAGGAGTTAATCTTGTACCATGAGCTCCTCTAAAATCCTTTTCTAACGCTTTTAATAGGGCTAAGGATTCCCCAGGTGAAACATCTGACATCAACTGAGTTCTCACATCTTCTAAACTTTTAACAATATCCTTAGTTTTTATTACTGCTCCTGTTTTAGTGGATTTCGCAATTCTTGCCGTAATCTCATCATTTAGTTTATCAATAACATTTCTTGCTTTCTCTAAACCATCAGCACCTACTATAATCTCTTCTTTTATACTAGTCTTAACTACATCAGGAAATTTTTTTTCAACAGCTACAGTAGGCTTCAAAGCGGATTGATAAAATTTAATTGCACGTTCTTCTAAAGGAACTGCTAATGATGGTATTCTTTCTCCTACTTTTCTTCCTGTTACCCCAACTCCTCGTCCTAGTAATCTAAGAGGGTCGGTTACCCTACCTACTTTTCCTACACGTCCAGCTAATTGGGTTAATTTAGGTATCCTAGCTCCCGCAGCTGCCCCACCAGTAGCCAGTGCTGAAAAATCAGCCAATACTCCCACAGGATCTTCGGCGATGGCTTCTTTAAATCCTTCGTAACTTCCATACCTATCTGTATAAAAATCTGCTACTACATCAAAGGTTTCTTCTTGTTTTTGTCTTCCTGGAATTAATTTTTGAACTGCACCAGCACCAAGAGCCGCTACACTTTCAAGGGTTTTTATGGGACTAGTAAGAGCTGAAAATATATCTCCTACAAATCTTGCACCGCTTTTAGGTATTTGAGTAACACCAGTTCCTAATGCTTGGAGAAGGTTCATTTGAGGTTTAGGTTGAGCTACTTGTGCTGGTAACGCTTCAAACATCTCAGCACTAATAGTCTCACCAACGCCTGGTAATTTAACAAATTCTTCCGCACTAATTGTTTCTCCTATTTTTGGTAATGCCATACTTTTATTTTACTCGGGTATAAGACCCATCTTCATTTCTTCTGAAAGAGCCTCCTCCTCTTTCTATTTCAATACTTTCTTCGCCTATAATCTCTATCCCTTTGGTTACATCTGGGGCTACTGTCAAAGGATCTAATCCAAACGACTGGGCAGTTGTGGAAAATTCCTTTCTTAAAGTATTTTGGAAGTTTCTTTGTGACTTATATAATTTTCCTGCTCTATCTACGAAATCATCACGTTGATTTTGAGACAATCTTGTTCCTTCAATAATGTTATTATATTGAGCCCGTATTCTATCTGGTACACTTCCTGAATTTTGTGCAGTAGCAAATTCTCCTTCACGAACTGTTGAACCAGGGTCAAGTACTTTCATGTAGTTAAAGATAAGTGCCAGGTCTCCTGCTGCTGATGGGTCCGCAGCTGAGGCCTTTATTCTGCCATAAGCATCTCTTACCTTTATGAACTCCTTAGACTGGCTATTAAAATCTTTCCTCAGACTCATAGTATTACCTATAATCTGCTGTCTGGTTAGAGGATCGAGATTAGGGTCTGCTTCAAAGATAACTTTAGGAGGTTGTCCTGGGATTAGTTCTAATAGCTGGTTTCCCACTGTTCTCAATGTTGGTTCGGGTGTAGTAGGAAATGCCCTCTTAAATATTTCTGTCTGGATTGCAGCAGGTAATTCAGCGGGTCGTCCTAATTGAGCCATAGCTTGTCTAATCTCCGCTTCTGCTCCAAGTGCGGTTATTCCAGCTTGAGCTCGTTGTGCTTGAGCTGCTCTTCTCTGACCGAGAGCAGAGCGTTGAAATAACAATTCAGTGAGTTCTGTTTGAACTGGAGCTCTCCGAGCTCTAGCTTCTAACTCAGCACCTCTTAATGTTTCAGCCCTACCTACTAATGCTTCTGGTCTAGTTCTTGCAATTTGTCGTTGCATTTCTCCAATCTGAGTATCTAATTGAGTGATGGCTTCGGAAGGAGCTTGGGCTTGAATTAATTGTTGTCTGAAGGGGATTAGTTGTTCTAAAATCTGACGAGTTTGTGCTTCTTCCTCTATCATTTCTGGAGTTCTCTGTTGACCCATCAACTCTCTAAACTGTGTTATTTGTTCTTCGCTAATTCCACCAAGACCAGCATCAGGAGATACTTGAGTTACGCCTCCTGGGACTAGGGGAGTAGTAGGAGCACCAACTTGACCTCCCGCAGTAGGAGTTGTTCCTACTCCTGTTGGAGGAAGCGGTTGAGTTTCTGCAATAGAAGCAGGTGCTGGTGTTCGTTCAGTTACATCTACTGTTTCACTTATATCTACCTGTTCGCCTCCAGCAGGAAGTTGAGCGAGTTTTGCTTTTAGTGCTTCTGCTTGTACTTGTGAAGTCCGTGCTCTACGGCGTTGTCCACCAAAGAGGAGGGGGAGTGATTTTAATTGTTCTAAAAATGATGGCATAGTTTTTATTGAAATAAGTCTACCCTTCTGAGAGAAGTTGTTACGACTACATCTTGACAATCTGAGCCACTCACTTGTTGTAATCGGAGGGCTAATCTATCGTCCTTATTTAATATTCTAACATTTGTATTTACTAAAGTCCCATTAACTACTGTTTCTGCAGTATCTGTCAAGTCAAAAGCTGTGGTTAATAAGTCATCTCCACTCCCAGTTGCTTCTGTTCCTTGAAGTCTTTGTACTTGCATAGTGTAAGGATCAGCCGTCGCTTCTGCTGCGGTATGAACTTCGCTTATAGCTGTAACTTCACATACATAAGGAGCTATAAAAAACTTGTCATAAAACTCTTGTTTTCTAGCATCCGCTCCATCTACAACAGCGGTAACTATTAAGTTAGGGGCTCTGTCAAGGTTTTGATAATCAACACGAGGAGAGTCCATCCCATTGTGATAATGTGATTCAACTAATCTTGGTTGTTGTGGTTCTATGTTTTGTGGCATGTTATCTGGTAGCTTCTGAATACTCTAATGAGAAGCCTCTTAATTGAGTGGTAGTTACCGAACCTGAGGTGTTAATTTGTATTCTAATTTCTATATTACGACCTGTAACTCCGATGGGAATGTATCTGTTAGGATCGGGATTAACACCACTATTCTCCCCCTCAACAGTTGTTAATGTTGTGAAAGATGATGCTTGGTCAACTTTATAGCTAATAGTAATTGTCCTATTAGAGTTGTAGCTATCTTGGTCAAGCTCACTGTTTAATTGAATACCATGCCACATCTTTGGCTTGTCTGGTATTCCAGCGTCAATAGGATTTGAACTCCAAATCCCTGCTGTTTGTTGGTCAGTAGATTGCAATTCCCAAATCTCATCAGCACTAGAGCTGTTATTGGTAGTTCCTACGAATACTAAATTATTAGGAGCGGCGAATATCCCTCCTATTGTGGTTTCAGTAACTCCATTAGAAGGGTTGTAAGCTAAAACAGGTTCGTATGGTTGTCCTGGAGCTTTTTTACCGATAGTCCAAATGCCTCCCACACCATCTCCGTAGCTAGCTATATTACTGCTTTCCGTACTACCTATAAGTAGGTTGCCATCGTAAATAGTAGCTCCATCTCGCCCTGCATGAATGCCTGCTGGTAACTCTAAAAACTTTTGAAAACTAGCCCCGTCAAAAATATAAATATTAGTAAACTGAGTGTTATTAGAAGTCGGTGCAATACTAATAGCCCATAATCTTCCGTCAAAATAAATTAGTTGAAGTCCTGTAGATTCACCAAAAACGTTGAAAGTGCTTATTGGAAATAGCGATGAGCCGTCCCAAGAAAACACTCGTGAAAAGCTACCGTTTTGAGCGGCTATATAAATGCGTCCACTATAAATAGCCATTGATTCAATCGTCCACTCACTGTCTAAAGTGAGGGCTTTTTGTGTCCAGATAGGAGTAGAGTCTCCACTTAAAGAGGATACAAAGTTATTATTTCCAAAATACGCTTTTTCCTCAAACTCTAAAGATGGCCTTGATGAGCTAGTAGTAGATGAGAAGTTAGCGTTGTTAGTTCCATCGTTATAAGGAGCAGTAAGTCCACCAGTCGGAGCTGTAATTCTATTGACATCTCCATTGGTTACTACCCATAAAGAATCTTGAAAAGCGAGTAACCCTCCTCCATCAGTTGTATTTCTAGCTGCCACGAAGTCCACTCCAGCTCCTGCATAACGTTTAGTCCAAGTAGTACCCACTCTTTCATAGACTCTTAAACCATCCCCTAAAGCCCAAGCATTAGAAGATACGCTATTATTCAGAGCAAACCTACGACATAAGTCAGTTATCTCATTGGGTGAGCCTGCTTCTGTTCCAACAGCCATAACTCGTAAACCTTGTAAAACTCCTGGGAGACCATCTGTGTCCACGTTATTGTGCATACCAACAACATCAACGCCCATTACATATTTACCGAAGTTTTGTTTCCAAGCGTCTTCAGCTAGGTTCACTCCTCTAAAATTGTTGAATGTGAGTATTGCCATATTATCTTCCTACTCCTAATGTCATCAGGTTTCTAACGACTGTTGTGACGGCTTCTGGAGCTGGAGCAAATGAAGCTACTACTCCCACATTTCTTCCTGAACCACTCCAAGTAGTTCCTATTGAATATGAGCCAGCGGGACTTTGGTCAGCATTAGTATCACCCATAGCAATAGAGCTTGCATTTCTCATTGTGGTATTAGAACCAGCAATGTTAACACCCTGTTCATTTCTAAAGATACCAGTTATCCAACAATTATCTTCCACAGTTGTCGTGCTAATGGTTAAAGAGCTTCCCGAACTAGAACCCCCTGTATTATCAGAATCAGGAACTCCACTTTGCTTAGCTCCTGTATAACTAACTGCCACTCCTAATAAAGCATTCGTTGAAGTTGACCTCGTAACAACAACATTATTAGCCCCCGTTGAAGGAGCTATCAAATACCATAAACTAACCGAATTATTGGTTTGGGAACTGCTGTCTATTTGCGTCAAAGCCACTCCATCATATGTTACGCCAGTAACTGTGCTACTAGATTCTTGGTTAAACGCACCAACAAATAAAATGCGGTTTGTGCCTGAACACGTATGAGAGAAGGTCTGAGAAGTTCCTCCATTTCCTCCTGAAGATACTGCGTCAAATGCGATTGCCATTTTTAGTTAAGAGTTATTTATTTTTAGAGATAGTCTAAGCTAACTGACATCGCTGAAGCTCCTGCTGTAGCACCATTTGGTGCGGATACAACAGCCACAACGATTCCAGCACTAAAGGTTGGTGGAATCGACCAAGCTAAGTTTGCACCACCATTAGCGGGTACAAAGATTTCCTTATCAGGTACGGTTGTACCCAATGTAACTGCTCCCACAGTAGCTGCATTAAACATAGTCAACCATTGGTCAACACCTGCTCGGTTTCCTAGTTGGTAGCCGTATAGGTTTGCTTTAGAACCCTTAACAGCTATTTTCGTTGCTACACCTGCAGAAGTTTGAAAGATAGATAACTTAGTAGCTGCATCTGGTTGAAGGATAGCTGAGGTCATCAAATTGGAAGCATCACCCTGAATAGCTGAGGAGCGTAGCAAGGCTGCATCATCTGACTTGGCTGACACATTTAGGTTAGAAGCATCGGCTTGAACAGCAGATATTCTATGATTGCTAGCGTCTGCCATAATTGCCGATACTCTCAAAGTACCTCCATCGAGAGACTTAGCTGAAACATCTAAATTAACTGCGTCTGTTTGAACTACTGTAACATCTCCAATTGCTGACACGTGGAATGTTCCAGCATCATCAGAGAAAGCTGACACTCTAAGATTATCAGCGTCTGGTTGGTCTACATCAATAGTTCCTGAAACGGTAAGAGTTCCGATGGCTGACATCCTTAATAGACCTGCATCATCTGATTTAGCCGATACGTCTAGATTACTTGCGTCATCTTGTACAGCCGAAGCACGTAATAATGCTCCGTCCTTTGACTTAGCAGAGACGTTTAAGTTTGAGGCGTCATCTTGAATAGCGGATACTCTGTGATTAGCTCCATCACCTCCGATAGAAGATACCCTGAGCAGTCCAGCGTCATCACTTTTTGCTGAAACAGATGCCTCATTAGCGTCTTCAGTTCCTATTCGTACTGCTAATTGCTCACTAGCTGATGTAGCTAAACCGCTAAAATCAACGGTTTTTGAGCTTAACACCATTGCTGATACAGTCTGGACACGTCCATCTACTAGAACACTGTCCCCAGTTGTTCCTCCAACGGCAGACATACGAAGCAAGCCCGCATCATCGCTCTTGGCAGACACCATTAAGTTACCTGCATCTCCTTGAATAGCGGACATACGGTGAGTTGAAGCATCTCCTTGAAGTGCTGAAACCCTTAACAAGCCTCCGTCATCGCTTTTTGCGGACATCATTAGATTTCCAGCGTCAGTTTGAAAAGCTGATACTCGGTTATTACTAGCGTCACCATCAAGGGTAAGTGTTCCACCAGAAGTAATAGAGGACACCTTAAAAACAGGAGTACCATCACTTGAGATAGCAGTAGTAGCATTCACCACCGCTTGACTGGTTTCCATTCTTCCTTTGTCGTTAATAGGCATATTTACTTATAAATTATTGTTATATTTGTATCACTCGACCCAGAACTGATTACCAGTCCGTTATCAAATTTCAATCCATACTGGACTGTGATGCCGTCTGCAGTGGCAGCACCAATGTCTCCTATTGTAGTTCCACCTGATACAGTGTTGTCATATAATCTGAACGCACTGGTTGGGGATTCTCCAATCACTATTTGTTTCAAAAACCCTGCTCCACTTTTAACTAGAGTTTGTGCAGAGGTGGTTATGTTGGTATAAGAATATCCGTCGCTTAAGGGAGCATCTACATCTGTGTCCCAGTTAGCGTTTTGAATTTCTTGTACTGATATTAATTTTGCCATGTTATGCTATTGCTCTTAATGCTAATTTTAATTGATGTTTTAGCGATGCGACTTTTTGTATTGCTAATTTACGCTTATATTCCTCCAAATATCCATCCGATGATTTTTTGTTGCTGATAGATGCTTCGGTGAACATTCTCTCTAAAACTCTGACTCCTCCTTTTTGTAATAGTATGCTTTCTAGTGATTCGGGTAATCCTTCTAGTAAGCGAGTCAGTGTCATATCATAACCAGCTGTTGTTTCTGCATGCGATTGACCTCTTATAAAATCATCTACTGCTAAGGCTTTAGCTTCTACGGCTGGGTCTATTCTGAAATCATTACGTATTCTTAATTTTTCAACGATGTACGGGTGTCCCTCTCTAGCTTCAAACTCACTAATCTCTCTGGCTTCTGGTCCAACATCTTCGGCTACAGGTCTATTCTCTGGCATTGGATGCCTGTTCGGATTTGCCTCTCTATCTTTTTCAAGCCACTTTACTTCGTTCATTAATTTATTCTATTAAACATATTTATAACTGGGTCAGTTGAACGACCTCTGACTCTAGTAACATCTCTGGTGGTGAGAATTTGTCTAACTCCCGTAGTCTGATTATTCAAATCTCTAATCATTTGTTGCTTCATTCTTTCGTACTCATTTCTAATCTGCATAGCTTCAGCACTTCTCCCTCTCCGTCTTAATCCTAAGGATTCTCCATAAAGAACTAGAGCTTCATAGTATTTCTCTGGGATTTCAGGAATAGCAGATGCCACTGAAACCGAAGGTATTTCTTTCTGATAATCAAAGTTTAAGGTAACTCCTCCTCCTGGCACTGGGAAAACTTCTAATTGAGCGTTTACTCCTTGACCTCTAAGAGTGTATATCATTGGTATGCCAGTTTCAGTAGCTGAAGGTTGTAAAATATCAAAGTCTTGTGGTGATAGGTATTGCAAGGTTACATCTCCACCTGGATAGGTAACTGTGTTCATCTTTTCAAAATCACTAGCGATAGCAGACATTGTATAAAATCTAGTTCCCGCTGTTAGAGCTTTATTAGCAGAAGCATAGAGAAAAGGAGCGAACCCAAAAGTATTGGTGATATCTCTCATTGCAAGGTTAATCCAACCCGTGTAAGTACTTGTGTTATCACTCTCTGCTTCATTGAGTCGCAGAGCAATCTCAGTCCTTATTGATCCTGTTGATGATATTAATGCCATCTTATATATGAAAAACCAGCAGATGCTGGCTCTTCTTTAAACCTGTGCTTAGGTTATATTTTCCTAAGCTAATTGTTTATATTTACCTTTCTTAACCTTCTTGAAAACCTTTTTCTTTCCGAAGAAATCGTGGTACTTCTTATGAATTTCTTTGTACACTGCATCCCATTTCTTACAGTTGTTCCTTATGTCGAAATCTTTACTGATTCTTTCAAAAGCGTTCTCCCCTATATTATACCTTAGCTTCTCATCTTTTACCAAGCTGTCAATAGCTTCGTACCATTCATTCCTCTCCTTTACTAGTATACCATCTTTGCCATTGTTGATACATCTGTAAGGCTCAACATCCGAGGCGACAGTCGCCCATTTACAAGCTGAGTATTCCATCCAGCGTAAATTAGACTTTCCTCGATTAAACATATTATCTGCTAATGGAGCTAAGCTGATATCCAATCCGAGAGCTCTTAACTCTTTAGGCCACGTCTCCAGCTCTAACCAGGGAATCCACTCTATTCTGTCTTTCAGCTCTTTTGGCCAATCCTCGAAATGAGATCTATAAACATGTGTTATGAAAAGAATCACATTAGAATGTTCTTCTAAGATTCTCTTTAATGGAGGTTTAATAATCTTTATTCCTTCTGTGTGAGCAGACGAGCCAATGAATCCTACTCTAATCTTGCCGTCATCAAATTTCTTAATAGGGTATTTCTCCCATTCCTTAACATCAATGTTATTGGGAAGATGATAGATTTTAGGATTGTCCTCTTTATAAACTTCTACCAAGTTTTCGGTGCTTACAGTGATGGCATCAAAAACTTTACCAACAGCGTGCTTGTTCCACATCAGAGCCTCTGACCCTGGATGATAACCTGTATAGCCAGGGTTGCTCGGTCTCACATGCTGAACATTATCGTCTGTATCCATTACTATCGGCATGTTAAAAAACTCTCGTATCCCTCCCCATTGGGCGTAATAGTCACCTTTATCATGTCTCCCTACAACAATCAAATCTGCCCACATAGCAACCTCAAATAAGGTGTGCATATCCATTAAAGCGTGATCTCCTTTGCCAAATCTAAAATCACTTATCGTTGCATTTTGTATATCCAAGTCTCTTAATACTTTGGCTGGTAGATATTGACGATAGAATCCTACGCCAGAATTTTCTGCTACGTGATAATAAACATTTAACTGACCCTCTGTCTTCTTGGGCATCCTACCCAAAACATCTACTCCTTTTTTCTTCGGTTTCTTTTTAGACATATTTGTATAAGGTATCTCTTATTTTTTTATTAGCTCCAAATTTAGGAGGAGTGATTGGTCTTCCTTTAAAATCTTTAACTGCATCATAGACCTTTCTCATATCTGCACCAACTAAAACTCCTCCCCGTTTATTAATTATTTCTGTCCATTCTGTTGTATCTCTTAGAATGATGACTGGCTTTTGCATCCAATAACCTTCCCTTTGGATTCCTCCCGAATCAGTAATTACTTTGGTGCAATTAGAGATTAGGGAAAGGATGCTCTTATATTCTTGCGGAGGAATAACCTCAATGTTTTTAGGAATTTTTATCTTAAACTTCCTGAGCATCTTCTTGGTTCTAGGGTGAATAGGAAAGATAATGCGTTCATTAGATAAATCTAACGCCTTCATAATGTCTCTTAATCGGCTCTTATTGTCGGTATTAAAATCTCTATGAAGCGTAAGAAGCATGTATTTTTTATAGTCCTTAGTCCTTTTAACAGGCATAAACTTATTCAGTGCATCAAAGGAAGAATCGCCTACCACATGGATTCCTTTTTTAATCCCTTCCTTCATGAGATTGATTGCTGCATCTTGATTGGGACATAATTTAACCTTTGCAATTCGATCAATCAAAACTCTATTAACTTCTTCTGGCATTTCCCAGTCATAACTTCTGACACCAGCTTCTAGGTGAGCCACTGGTATTTTTGCGTAAGCGGCGGCTAATGCACCTGCTAAAGAGCTGTTAGTATCTCCGAAAACCACCACTATATCTGGTTTATTTTCAAGGAATAGCTTGGTTAGTTTGTCTATCATTTGCCCTACCTTTTTACAACCTAAATTATATTTTGGTTTAGGAAGTTTTCTCTGGTCAAAGAAAGACTGCGACATTTCATAATCGTAATGTTGGCCAGTATGAACAATAGTTTGTTTTAGCTTAGGGTCTATTTTAATGAAGTTGGGTCTAGCTCCAACCACTGTGTATATCTTCATAAGTCATCTACTGAAGTTATATTTTTGTCTACAGTGTTTTTAAACATTTCAGCTCTAGCTTCTATCCCATACTTGCCACGCAATATATCTTTGCAGATAACTTTCATATCTTGCCTTCGCCAACCCGCAGCCTCTCCATGAACATTGATAGAATCGGGTGAATCGGTGTACTCGTATAAATTCTTATAGAGAGGTTGAAACTTCACATCGTTAAGAGCGAACTCCAATAACATCTGGTAATCATCACAACACCTTATTCTTTCGTCATAAGGATGTCTCATGATTATATGTCTTTTATAGGCTATCTGACCTGGAATATACTGCTCACTCAAGAGATGGTCTTTCGAGTAGGGACGAACTGGTCTTATTCCTCTTACAATGGAGTCGTGATAAACATCGTAAAACTTTAGGTACATTCCATGATAGACAGCTTCTGCATAGGGATGTTGCTCAAAGCACTTGACAATCTCCTCTAATCGGTCTGGAAAGGCAACGTCATCACTGTCATGAACCACTATTATGTCGCCTTTAGCTAGTTTATTCCCTATATTCCTCACCTTTGACACATAACCAGAATGTTCTGCTTTGTGGTAGACAATTTTGGGATAAGCAAAGTTTTTGACAATTCGCTCTGTATGGTCGTCTGAGCCGTCATCAACGATGATTAGCTCCCAATCCTTATAAGTCTGGTCAATCACGCTTCTAATCGCATTCTGGATCACTCTAGCCCTATTGTAAGTGGGCATGACTACGCTTACTTTAGGTCGCATAATAGAATTGTCTTATCTTTTAGCTTAACTTTCTTTAAGACCTTGAAGTTCTTTTCATAAGGATGGTCATGACAATAGTATCTTGATGGGAATCCCATTGGTTCTATGAGAAGTAGCTTTTTGCCCATCGCCTTTAACGCTTTAACTGCCTTAGGCCATTCTTTAGCTGTTATATGTTCAAAACAAGTATAGGAAAAGATAAGCTCATGCTTTTTCTCTGGCTTGTAATCTTCTACCTTAATAGCTTCTAGGTTGTCTTTTTCGTGAGGGAATCTTAATTGAGCTGCTTCTATTAGATTCTTTGAGATATCAATACCCTTATACTTCTCAACTCCCCATTCTTTGAGATGAGTATACCAACGAGCATCACCACACCCAACATCAACCACATCTTTAGCATTTACTTCTTTAAATACTTTATGCACCTCATCAACTTCAATCCTCATTTCTCTAGCTTGGTCTGACCATGACCTAGCTCGACTTTCCCAATAAGATTTAGGGTCATAAGTGGATAACTTTTTCATTGTTTTTCGGTATGTGCTGTGATTTAATACTTTTCTCCAATGAGCCGATCCTTTTTTGTTCTGACCTTCCTCACACATTTCTTTTAATTTTTTAATACCATCTACTGCGTGTTTTACTGTAAAGTTTTTAAGACTCAACGTTCCATAGATAGGCACACTTTGGATTGAATGTCTGCCTGCTAGGATAAACTCTAAGACACTGATGGGTAATCCATCGTGTTGAGGAAATCTCATGATAGCTGAGCATTCCTTAATGAAACCCTCCATGTCATGAACATAGCCCATGTACTCACAGTTCTTACCTAATGCTGGGTCTTTTCCTGTTTGTCTAGGATTACCGAAGAACTTGAACTTAACATCAGGAAGTTTCTTAACTATTTCCTGCATTTCTTTTGGTCGGTAGAACTCCCTATTAACAGCTGGCATATAACAAGCAACGGTAAAGTCTTTAGGAAGTGGTTGCATTTTATAGAGCTTGGCTGGCGGTAAAGGTACTATCTTAGCGTCAATACCCAACTCCTTTAACTCGTCTTGAATAAAGTCGCTCTCACACAAAACTTCATCAACGGCATTCTTAAAGTAATTACGCCAAACCTTTAGATTGTTAAGGGAAACATTAAATAGTTGCCATACATCTGTACCTACAAAATGAACAATCTTTTTAGCTGGTGTTCTCCCTTCTTCTTGTCTATAAAGATTATTGAAGAACATCTGGTCTTGCTTTACTCCAAACTGCGGATAGAAACCAATGGAATAAAGAGCGTCATATTCATGCGGTTTAAACGAAGGCATTTCTTTATAATCTGCTCCCAGAATATAAGCTAATCTTTTGGCATGAAACCCTGCTCCTAGTGAAGCTACGCATAGCTTTCTCTTTGGAATACCATGCTTCTTTTTAATAGCATTAGTTCTAGCAAGCCAGTTCTCGGCTGAATCATAAGATAATCCTCCCTTATGAGGAATGGTTGTGCCAAAGAATATATCTTGAACAAAAACTCCCTTTCCTCCGTTCTTCACTACTGATAACCAATAATCCCAGTCTTGTAAGGATTTAATCTTCGAGTCCCAGAGTCCGTCTGGTTGATTCATTTTCTCAGCATATTCCCAGAACTTCTCTCGCCTAATAGGAAATGAGCCATCAATGTAGTTAGTTACTTCTAGTAGATAAGGGTCAAAAGCTCCTCCCATATAATCTTGACCTTCCAATGGCTCGCCATCCTCATCAATGAAACGATACCCTCCGTACATAAAGTCATATTCTGGGAAGTCCTCTAAAGTGTCATGCCATATCCGTGCCATTCCTGCATAAAGGATTGCATCGGCTGGAAGGAACGCTAGATACTTTCCTGTCGCTACCTTTGCTCCTTTATTTCTTGCTATGCAAGCACCTTTGTTTTTCTCGAAGTTAATAAATTTATCTATTAATCCTACAGCTTTTAAGTTCTCTAATACCTCCTTGCTCTTATCGGTTGAGCCATCATTAATAGCGATAATTTCTATGTTAGGTAAATCTTGATCTCTAACAGATAACACCATCTTCTCAATAGTGTCGGCATCGTTATAACAAGGGACGATAAAACTAATTGTTGCTTCTTTATTTTTTGTGGTCATAAAAATCTTTTAAGTTCTTTTTAATTCGTGCGGGATTCCCAGCGACAAAGCATTCGTCTGGAACATCTTTAGTAACTACTGCTCCATCAGCAATAATGGCTCTCCGACCAATTTTAATTCCTCCCACTATTGTTGCGTTTGCACCAATCGAAACTTCATCTTCAATGATTATATCCAATATCTTTTTAGCTTTGCGATAAGCAAATGGCTTCCTTACATTGGTGAAGTTAGCACCATTACCGATAAATACCTTGTTCTTGATAATAGTCCCAGGGTATATGTTTACGTTGTTGCCTATCTTAACATCATCACCAATAATAGACCCTTCGCCGATGTAACATTTTTCTCCGACATTAGTATCTCGTCCTATCTTTGCACTATTACAAATGTGGGTGAAATACCACACCTTGCTTCCTTGTCCTACCGATACATCTTCCTCAATTATTGAGCTTACTGAATAAAAGAAATCCATTAATTCATTTGTATTAATTGTTTAATTGTTCGACCAATTTCACTGAGAGGTACTTTTTTACCCTCCAAAGCATCCTGATAAACTTTCGTATGCAAGTTTTCAAAATGTCTTGTTAAATCTATGTCTCTTTCTCCGATTACAAACTTTCTAAACTGATTATCCATTGGAGCTTTTAGAGACAGCTCCCATTTGATATTGACATTGGGAAACCAAATCTTTCCTTTGGCATAGTCTGTTTCTAAAGTTTCTATCTTCCACTCCACTGGCTTACCAAAGAACCAGAATAATAAATCAAAATAATGAACGCCTATGTTGAATAATATCCCTCCCGATTTTTTGTCATCACCTTTCCAGCCTTTCCAGTAGAAATCACCACGATGCATTCTCAGCGTCAACTCTCCATCCAACACAGGACGATCTTTGTCAATCCATTCTTTTATCTCTTGCAATTCAGGGTTATGTCTGAGTTGGAGAACTGGAAATAGGTTACCGTTAGCTACATCTTCAAGTTTATTAAAATGCTCTACCGATGTAACTAGAGGTTTTTCACAAATAACTTTTTTACCTTTCTCGATACACACCATAACATGTACATAGTGAAGATGGTTAGGGGTACAAACACTAACCCACTCAACTTCCTTAAATTCTTCAGACTCTATTAAATCTTTAAAGTGGTCAAAGAAGGCTGTTTCCTTAGGTAGCTTTTGGTGTTTTTCCACATCAATATCACAACCAGCGATGATCTTTCCTCCGATATCTTTAATAGCATCTATATGTCGTTGGCTTATAAAGCCAAGTCCTACAATCGCCCATTTAGTTTCTTTTTTCATGTCTAATTCTGTGGATTAATTCTGATGTCGAGTAATTATGTTTTCTAGTATTGAAATAGGTTTTAATCTTTAAGGTATGCCCTGTGAACTTCCTTTCCTTCCAGTCAGCTCCGATGATTCTTATATCTGGCTTTAGTTTCCTTAATAGTTTTATTAAATCATCTTCAGTCTCGTATATATGTATTTCATCTATATATTTTAAAGCTGATAGCTGTATCCATCTTTCTTCTAATGACTGGATTGGGTTCTTTTTGTTTCTTGGTCTATCTATTGCTGGATTAGTCTGCAGTCCAACGATGAGATAGTCGCATTGGCTTCTAGCTTCTTTAAACATTTTTATATGCCCTGCGTGGCATAAATCAAAAGCTCCGCATGTAAATCCTTTAATCATATTCTTTTACAGCATCGATTACATATTGAACTTCTTTGGGTGTCATATCGGGATAAAGAGGTAATGAAACTATGTGTTCTCCCGTCCATTCTGTGTTGGGCAAAGTTCCTTTTAACGCATATTTTTTATAAGCTGTCATTTCGTGCAGTGGTCTAAAATGTACTGTCGTCTGTATTCCTTTCTCGTGCATATGATCCATAAAGTTCTCTCTATTATTAACAAGAATAGGATAAACGTGGTTTCCAGTATTACTTTCCAAAAGTCCCTCATTATATTTATTAACAATCTCATTACGCCGTTTAGTCATTTCTGGGAGCTTTTTTAATTGCTCGATTCCAATAGAAGCTCTAAGATCATCACCTTTGTACCGATAACCAACGAACTTGATGTCATATTGTTTGTATCTTCCTTTATATCTTTCGGCTGTCCCAAAATCTAAGCCATGATCTCTGGCTGACCTGAACCATTCCGCTTCCTTATCATAGTTAGTAACAATCATACCCCCTTGACAAGTGGTCATATTCTTAGTGGCATAAAAGGAATAACACCAAATAGAAGGGGAATTAACTACATCATCAGCTTCGATGCGGTGAGCTGAGTCATAAATTGGTGCATTTGTTTTATTTCTTTCTCCACAAAGATGTACATGAATCCCATTTAGATAAGGTTGGTTAATTAAAAGAGAGTGAGTTTCAGTATCTACAAAGTCTGGCTTAAATCCATTATTAACTATTACTTCTGCGGTAGCAGCAAAAGTTAAGCTCGGAACTTGTAGACTTGGCTGATGTTTACAAAACAAAAACTCCTCTCTATGGATTTTTATATACTTAACGGCTAGGTCTAAAGCTGCCGTTCCACTATCAACAAAAATAGCGTGCTTGCCTCCAACATAATCAGCAAACCTTTCTTCAAATTCTTTGGACTTAGGACCAAGTACAACCCAGCCACTGTCGATAGTTTCGCAAATAGCTTTCTTTTCTTCTTCTCCTAGTGTTGTTTTACAGAATGGGATTTTCATAAAATGGGAGGTTTGACCCCCTCCCGTAGGTTATAAAGGAAAGTCGCTAGTATCACTGACTCTCTTTGATCTTGATGCCAAAGTAGAACTTAGCAGGATTACCCCACCACGCTTCAAGCGAAGGAATGTTTCTGGTAACAACCGAGCCTGCACCTATCTGAGAGCTTTCACCAATCTCAATACCAGGAAGGATAGTGGCGTTAGCTCCGATAGATACTCCGTCATTGACCTTAGTTTTCATCCAATGCTTCCCTCCAGATGGAGGATGTTTGTCATTGGTGAATACCACATGAGGTCCAATAAAGACATTGTTTCCAATTGTTACTCCGTTAGGAATAAAGCATCCCGCTTGAATCTTGCAGTTGTTGCCAATTATTACATCATCGCCTATCCAGACATGGCTATGAATTGTACAATTATCCCCAATGACACAATCACCAATGTTACTGAGTTCTTGATGCCAAACTTCAGTCCCTTTACCAATTTTCATTAGTTACTCCTTTATTCTTTTGTTAAATTCCTCGACCACATCATTCACTCTATCTCTTACATTCGGTAATAGAGTGTTTCTTACCGAAGTCGCATATGTCGTTACTCGTTGAGCCTTACCCTCTTTTTTCATATCTTCGTCTTGCACTTCTTTAGAACGGATTGTAAAGGTATGTCCCATTTTCTCTCCTAGTTCTGCTGGTGAGATAGTACCTTCATTGACTAAATGGAAGACTCCATGCCCTCCATCAGTCATTAGTTTTAATAAAACAGGGAACATATCTTCAACAATCGTAACTGTTTCTTGGTTATCATTGAGCTTCTCATAGCCGAGGAGCTTGTTCAGAGTATTGCGTGGATGTGGAATAGCGGAGATAGGTAATCGAGGTCGGATAATAATTGATCGAGGATTAGCTTCTAATATCAAATGTTCTGCTACAACTTTGGATAAAGCATAGAAGCATTTAGGATTAGGGATACTTTCTTCAGTCTTGACATCCTCTTTATCTTTACTCTCAAAGATACAAGCTGAGGAAATAAAGACGTGCAGTTTACCATGATCCTCACACAATCCAGCTATATTAGCCGCAGCTAAGGTATTGATGCCTAAAGTTTCGTTTTTGTTCTTCTCACACCAGTCAATTTGTGTTTTAGCCACAGCGTTGATAACTACATCACACTCATTAAAATTAGTCAGGTCCTTGATAGGTTGCATTCCGACAGCTCTGATGTCAGTTCTCTCGATCATAGACGAGAATCCTTTTTGTTCATTAAAGTAATCGTTTAACCGATTCCCTAACCAACCATCGCCATAAATTAAAATCTTAGTATTTTCCATTTTTATATTTATCTATGTACCACTTAATTGTTTTTACCATCTCACGCTCGAATGTTCCTTGTTTATGACAGCATTTAGGCTTCCAGCCTAGATTCTCTAAATTCTCGGTAGACAAAGCGTACCGAGCATCATTGCCTGGTCGGTTCTTTATCATCTTTATTTCCCCTCCAAAATGTTTAATCCCAAATTCAGCTAACTGACGGTTAGATAATTCGTTATGAGCGGATACGTTATAAAAATCTCCTGCTTTTCCTTTATGTAAAACAAGGTCAATGGCTGAACAGTTGTCTATTACCCACAGCCAATCTCGTACCTCTGTCCCTTCACCATGAACAGTTATAGCTCTATTCTTGGCGATGCATTCGGCAATAACGTGGACGTACTTCTCTTGGGACTGGTATTTTCCGAAGTTGTTAGCAGACCTTGTATAAAGAATATCAAGGTTATGAGGAGGAAACAGGTAAGAATAAGTAAATACTTCTGCCGCTGCCTTGCTTCCTGAATAACGATTTTTGGGTAGAAGTCTGTCTGTTTCGCTGAAGACTCCTTTTTTAATTTCTCCATATACTTCATCAGTACTAATATGAACCATTCGCATATTGTAGTTCATCGCTACCTCAGCAATGACTCCTGCTCCAATAATGTTGGAGTGAATATGTCTATTTGATTTTACTATTGCTCTACCTACGTGAGATTCAGCCGCAAAGTTAACTACCGCATTGCACATATACAAAGCGTCAAACATTGCTTCCTCATCACAGATGTCTGCGGTAAAGAATTTAAAGCGTGGGTTGTGTTTAAATTTGTCGAGGTTCTCCCAACTGAAACCTCGTTCACTGGCGGCGTAGGTCAACTTGTCTATAAGGACAAAGTCGTAAGAGGGATATTTGTCAGCCATGTAATGGATGAAGTTACTCCCAATAAATCCTGCCGCTCCTGTTACGGCTATTTTCATAATGCTCGTTAAAGTACTTAACTAATTAATTATACCACATAAAAGAAAAAGGTGAAGACAATCTCTCCACCCTAATCTGCGTCATTGGGAGTTTGGTCTGCATTAAAGCAGTCAATCCCGCAAAAGCGATATTGATTTCGGCTACCTTTAAAGCATCTATGAGTCCTTTTCATTCCACAGTTCCAGCATAAAGTCTCGTCATAACTATCAACTTTACTTACTTGTTTCTTTACTACTTTTTCAACCTCAACTTTAGGAGCTTTCCGTGGTCTTCCCACAGATTTTTTTACTGCTTTTTTAATAGGCATATCAAGAGTGAGTTAGTGGAACTTCGGTGTTATGTTCCCCATGAGATGGTTGTTTGAACTGAGCTGGGTTAGCAATACGGTAAGCATTAGCAGATGCTGGAGAGCGAAATACTAATCCATGTGCTGCTGAAGTAGCTAAAGTAATAAACCCTTCACCTAATGGTTGGTTATTGTTATCGTCTCTTCCGTCTGATAAACTCATTTTTTTATTTATTAGCTTAATGTTTGATGACGACCTTTACTTCTTCACCAAAGGGAAGCTAATAAACTTCCCCTAACCATTGAGTTATAAAGCTGGTTAGCCACTTCGATACTTGTCTTCATCCCAATTCTAAGTAGAAGTTGGAATTGCGGACAAAGTAAGACCTGCATTTTCTCGAGCAGAAGTAGATGAAGTACCAGTCATAACATCATCAGAGCCAGTCCAAAGAATCAAACCTGAGGAGACGTTCAACACCTTAGAGGTGAAGTGTGCCTTCCAACCGTAAGTGGTTGATTGGTTCAATGGGTCAGACTTAGATGGACCTTGTACTAAGAAGGTTTTAACACCTCCATCCAGTTCGGTTGCACCATAGAATGAGCGACCAAAGATCACAGTTCCGTATGCTAGGGCTGATACACCACCAGCAACAGAGATAGCAAATCCATTACCAGAACCAGCAGAAACTGGGGTTTGAGTAGTTTCGACGAATCGAACACCCTCAACTCTTCCAATTTCACCCCTGTATAAGAACTCAGGAGTTGTGTACTGATGCCAGTTCTGCCATGTGCTGTCAGAACGTAAGTCTTCAGAAATCAACGGGTGAATAATACCGATGTAGTTCTGTCCATCCACTGTAGGAGCGTTTCTTCGGCGGAGTTCGCCAGCAGAACGTCTAATATCGGAAACAGCGATCAACACATTACTGTAAGTATTTGCAACAAAGTTATCTGTTGAAATAAGTAATTCAGAAGATGTCTTGACAATGTTGATGGATGACACTGCAGTATCAGGGTCATCGAAGAATAGGATTGCTTGCATGATTGACTTATCAATCGTTTCGGCAGCTTGGTGAGCCAATTCTTGAGTAGCCATGTCTAGAACATCAGTGATTGATGCTAGTTCAACAGTGTCTTCAAGAACGGTGTAACCTCCATAAACTTCAATGAGCGATGATACTTTCAGTGTGGAAAGAACGTTAGCAGATGGTCTAATACCAGCAGTAACCTTCTGACCGTAACCCAATCGTCGTGGTCTGTTCCAAATAACGCTAGTACCTTCGTTTAACGGAAGGGGCTTTTTAACAGCGAATTGAAAGAACTTAGTCTCTGGATTTAAAGTTTCGAGAAGCATGCGGTCATAGTAACTTTTAATGGTATTCGTCAACGACGTAGTCGTTGTAAATGTACCAATATCAATTGCAGGCATGCGTTTCTAAATTTAGTTTATGTTTCTATTGAGAGAATCTCTCTTTTTCTAAGATCATTTTTCTGATCTCAGATAGGGGAATGCTTTTATCTTCCACAAGACTTTCAACAGACCGAGTGTCTCTAGGAGTTGGTTTAGCTACTCCTGTAATTGCAGCTTGTTTTAATTGCTGCATGTCTTGTGCTTCTTGCGTTCCTTGTACGTTAGCTTGCTTACTAACGTCATCGAATTTAGCTGCCTTGTAAGCGACTTCCCAACTAACTCCTGGATTATCTTTAACTACTTTAGCCATTTGCGTAGCGTAGTTCTTCGCATCTGGACTCTTGTTAAAAAGATTCATTAGAGCTATTTGGTCCTGAAGGGGTTTCGTTTGCTGTTTGACGATATTCTGAACAACTCGGAGGGCTTCTTCTTGAGTATCGACTTGTCCAACAGGTTCGTTGAATGACTCTTGAGGAAGTTCCTGTTCTTCAGTTTCTCGTGCGGTTGCCAACTCTGCCATGCTCATTTCGACTTTAGTGTTGTGGCTTTCTAGGTGTGCGTAGGCTTTTGCCATATCTTCTGGCGACTGCCAACCTTTTTTAGCCGCAAGTTCAGCGAAGGTTGTCTCTGTTGGAGAGGCCTGGACTTCACCTGGCTGTTGAGCATTAACACTGCCAACAGACTCAGACTGAACCTGAGTGGGCGAGTTCTGATGAGCTTGTCCAACGGTATCCCGACTAGTAATAGTTCCATCGTTTCCGATTGGTTCTGTACCAGAGGGAATAACAGGGGCTTGATTCTCGTTATCCATAGGTTTATCTTTTTTTACCTTTACAGGTATAAGTCCTACTCCAAGCGGACTTAGAATAGGGATTATACCCATAAAGTATATTAATGTAGCGACTTAATTTATTTATTGAATGCACCTGGGGTAGATTCAAACTCGTTTGGTCTTACCCATCTAGTGCCGAGGTTTTGGTAAGGATTAGACCATTCCTTTGTGAATGCTTGTCTTAATGGTTTATTAGTTTTTTCTAAGTCTAATGAACCAATCTTACCCGCTCGATTTGTTTCCAAAGTAACAGTTGGCATATTAGGGTCTTTGCTCAACTTGTAACTATAAGGAGTCTTGGTCTCTGCTTGAAAAGCATTATCCTGTTTCCTTACTGGGTCTGGGCTACCTAAAGTGGCTACTGTCTTTGGACCTTTTTGATAAGGAGGAAATCTTCCTTCTGCCATATTACTTTAATTAATTGATTTAGTTCGACTACTTGTTTCGTTTCCTCACAGCAGCTGGTCTGAGAGAAGGATACTTCTTGTAAACTGCTCTACGAATACCTGCTGGTCTTGGTGCATTGCGAGCATAAGCTAATGCTGCAACGGCTCGTTTTCTAGTGTTAATTGGGTAGCTTCCAGCTGGAGCTCCACCTGAAGGACCTGCAAACGCTTTCACTCCTGCATAACGTCCAACGTTAGAACCTCCTGGTCTTTTCCTTGCTGCAGCTAACTTTTTTGCTCTTGCTGTTCTTGCCATAATCTATAGGTTTACCTCATTGTTCCGACATTGTAGGCACGCCGACCAGCGGCCTTACGAACTCCTTTACTTACATCTCGTCTACCTTTCATTGTCATCTTCTTACCAGCTTCTTTACCTCGTCTCATACCTAACGACTCATCTAGACGAGCGTTGTATCCTTGCTTCTTTAGGGTTGCAACATGAGCCCTAGCAGCTTTTCTGCCAGCCGTTGTGTAAGGAAAGTGTCTACTTCCACCTGTGATTTTTACTCTTGGAGACATTATATTATTTCTTTTTTCTTGTTGCCGACCTTTTAAAAGGATTTTTAAATCCCTTTCTCCTGGCTTCTGAGAGGCCAATGGCAACCGCTTGTTTGAGAGATACCTTTCTCTTACGGACACCTTTCTTTCTTACTTCCCTTATCTTTCTTGATATGGCTGATTGTGCTTTTGTGGAAAGTTTTGCCATATAGTTTATTTTAACAGATTAATCACTTGTTTGAAAAAATTCTCTAAAGATAGGGCTTCAGCCGAGTACCAAAGTCGCTTTTCTAGCTCTACTTCAGGTTGGGTGGCCATCTTCCTTAATACCCTTATTTTTTCTTCTCCCATTACTTTAATATGCTTCCAACCCTCACTTTTAATAGTATCTCTAACAAAGTTCTTTTGGTCATCATTTAGTTTAATCATACGTTGGATGCTTCACCTCCAATGGTTTCGCCTTCTCCTCTTACTTCGCCTTTAGTTATTTCTTCGATTTGGACATCACCTAAATCTCGTTTAATCCTAGTTTCTTTTTTGGCTTTCATTTCTCCTACATCTCGTTCTTCTGGACCTTTCATAAGTTCACGTAATGATTCTCGGAGTAGAGGATCAGCTCCTGCTGGGTCTACACCTGGTATAGTCTTGTAGATTTCATCTACTTCTACTTCGTTAAGTTCACCTCTTAAACCAATACTAATCTTTGGAGGCACAGGTCCTGGCGGTTGTGGTGGTTGGTAGTATTCACTGATATTAACATTATCTTGAAATGACTCTAGTACATCAACAAAGAACTTACCGATGTTAGCTCCTGGAATAGTTTTAGCTTGGTTCAACATTAAGAGTTTAAGCTGTTGTGCAGTAGTTGTATCTTGTAGAGTTCTCATCTCGACATCCAAGTCAAAGTTTCCTTGAATAGACTTTTTGTCTAGGACGTGGAATTGTTCCGCTCCATCTTCCAATACTCGCACAGTAAACTTCTTGTCTAAGAATGTCTGAGAGAATGCGAGGATGATGCGATACAAGTGGTTTAGAGAAACCTTTAGAACATTAATCTCGTCAGCTACTAATACATCTGCTTCACCTTTAGCGATGATAGTTCCTCTAGCTGTATCTATATCCAGACCTGCTTGAACAGCACCTGGAGCAGAGAAGTCTATTACACCAGTAACCTGAGCTATATCTCCTCTGATAATTCTTTCTTCTTCAATAGCAGCTCTAACTCCTTGCATGTCTGGTGGAATCCATCTAATTCCGTTTGGAACATCACTGTGGTAGTACCAACCTCGTCTTGGCAACAGTTCTTCTTCGTTAATGTTAGCTGCATTAAGGATTTCTTTTGGAGGGTCAATGTTAAATGTAACCACATCCATTCTTTGGTTTCGGGTGTCATTCAATTCATTAAACAATTTTTCGGCTGGTTCAATATCTCCAACAGGATATAGCTCTTGTCCTAGTGGGTTAGCCACAATAGGTACAAAAGGAATGGGATTATCTAGAATATCTTTATAAGGGTTCTTCTCCATTCGGAGAATAATGTTCTTATCTGCTAGAACGATTAAGTAATCATCTTCTTCACCATCCACTTCAAATTTTCCCCAATACTCCGTTATCTCAAACCTCTTAGAAAACTGGTCTCCTCCTTCCTGTTCTCTCTCGAATATAAATCTAGCTTGTTGTAGAACTGATGGGTCTTGTCCAGTTACATCTCCTCCTCCTCGTTTCTTGAGCATGTCCAAATCCTTTTTATCATAGTTAGGATTCTTTTCTAGTTCACTTAGGTCTGCTTCGTATCGGTTAATTAACCATTTGTAAGTTCCTTCAAACACATCAAGGATTGTAGCTGTATCATCTATTAACACTTGGTCAACAGAGTGCATAGTCATATCAAATCCTTTCCAGGGTTTATCCTTTTCTTCTTTATCTAAAAGCCATAAGCATTTAATCCAGGCCATGCCTGTTATTCTGGATTCTTGAATTGCTGCTCGCTCAATTAGAAACCAGTTCAGTTTCTTTCTGAGCCAGTTAATCATGTTACTAGCTGACCTAGCAGTCTGAACATCGTTCTCAGTTTCAGGTATAACTGCCACTGTTTTAATAGCATTAGCTAGTTTAGCTGTCTTCTTTCTAACAATTCGATAAGGTTCAGGAACGAATAGGTTAGCTAACCCTTCGTAGTTCTTTACACTTTGTATTCCTCGAAAGAGATCGTAGTATCTAGCGAACCGAGTAAAGTCTTGTGTGGACGCATTTCGAGCTGAGGTTAGTCTTCCTTGAATAATAGAGATAACCTTGCTCTCGTCTAAGTTTGGTAGTTTAGCCATTAATAACCTGTTGTTTTATTATATTTGACGATTAGTGGTGGACGGTATTGTCTGACCTTGCCTTTATATGATACCACAAAATATCTTAAAGCATCCATACAATGATCATTTACCTTTTCAGGTTTTTGTGGCGTGTTCATTTCTTTAAGAGATTCTCGCCATCTGTATGTCTCAAACTCTTTAATAGTCTTTACACAGTTATTTAATAAATATAACTTAGGTCTTTGTGTTTGAGGGTCTAGCTTTAGCTTTTGACGTACTGCATCTATTCCAGAGTTAACCCAACCATCACCGCTATTAAATAGTTTATTAGCTGGTGTTACCACTATCCCCATACTTGCATAGTCTAAACGTTCTTGTTCGGCTGAGGGGTCTCCATAGGTTACTAGTATCTCATTAGCTGGGTCTCCTTTAGCACTTATTATATTAACGTGGGATTGGGTGGTTAGTCCCGATTGATAGTATTCATCATAAACATAAATATTGCCTGGGCTATCAATAGCTATCCATAGACAGACAGTAGGGTTGTCAGCTCCAAAGTCCATAGCTCTGAAGTGTTGCCAAACAGCAGGAATCTGGAAAGGTTCTATAACATGAATAGTTCTATCAAACTCTTTATAGATTAAGCCTGTATGCTTCCTAAAGTCAGCTAAGACTTCTTGAGCGAACTGGTCATCAGTCATCTCAACCTTCATCTTCTCTATCTCATCTTCTGGCATATGAGGATTGTCATAAGTTGTGAAGTGAAACGTCTTATAATCAGGGTCGTTGTCTTCTTCTCTAGACAGCTCATAAAAGTGATCAAACCCTCTTGGGGTAGATATAAACATTCCAATCCCCTTACTATCTAAAAGCGTAGCTCTTAGTATTTCATTCCAGTTAGTATTCCAATACCTCATGTCCCTAACCTCATCACAGACAAGCATATCGAACCTCTGACCTCGGAGTGTATCTACTGACTCCCAACCTCTCAAAACTATTTGGGATGTTCCGCCGTCTATAGTTCGGACGATTATCTCTAATCGTTGTTCATTAGAATTAACTAAAAGGGGAGCACACCTTCCCTTTAACTGAACCCAAGCAATATCTCTAGCCTGTTGATAAGTCGGAGCGATATAAGCTATTCGTATTCCTGACTTATGAATAGCCATAGCAAACATCTCTTCGATAGCGAGAGTTGTTTTGCCGAAGCGTCTACCACATCTAAGAACTCTAAACCTCGCCTTGCTCTTGGCTATCTCCCTCTGTGCTTTCGTTAAGATCATACTTGTCCATTATCTCACTCGGAATAAAGATTGGTTTTTTATCCGATGTAACGTCTAGGTTAGCTTGTGGTAACCCGTCTATATAATTCCAGATCAGTTTCTGAGTACTACTATCTCCTTCAACGATAGCTTTCTTGAGTAGCTCTCTTATAAATAACTCTGCATAAGTACTCTCCTCACCTTCGGGTGCTTTATCTAATTCAGCTTTAACTAAAGAGGTGATACTTAAACCCTTAGGTCTACCTGGACCTCCTAAGTTACCTTTGGCAAACCTTCCCTTCTCATCTCTTTCCCCGTTTGCCTCGGTTTTTATCGGCTCATTACTCATGGTTTTATTATACCACTAAGTTTTAAGTTTCATGAGTCCATGCAATAGGACCATAGTGATTCGTTGTGAATCTTGGGTCTATAGCTATCTTAAATCCTTTCTCTTCAACCTTTCTACAGAACTCGAAGTCTTCTGGCATTACATCAGTATTAGGCTTATCTATAATAGTGAACCACGGGTCTTCTAGTTGTCTTAATACTATATTATTAATTAGCATTATTCCTGTTCCTACACTGTTTACTAATTGAGGTTTAGTTAATTTACCGTGAAGGTTCTCATACTTACCTACCTCCTCTGTACGTTTCCCCGCTATGTAGGTTATTTCGTTCATATCGGGCTTTTTCATCCTATATGCACCTCCTACTACGCTTGCATCAAATTTGTACGCTGTCTCCAGCATTTTATCTATAAACGTCTCGTCATTGATTCCTGTATCCGAGTCTATAAATAAAAGATAATCATAGTTTTCTTTTAAAGCAGTGTGGCAACAGATGTTTCTGTTCCTACAGAGATGACTAGAGACTGGGAATAAGAAGTCTAAGTGATACTTCTGCAATCGCTCTACCTTCATCATCACTTTCATTAGATCAATGTCTATCCTCCTATCATAAGTGGGTACTCCTACTAATATTTTAATCATGTTTCTATTGTTAATTTAGCTTCAGGTTCTTCTTGGGCCATCTTGGCCTTAAACATCTTCCACTTCAATCTAGCTGTGGATGTCCAATATCCTTTAACCTCTATATATTCAACACTACCGTCCTTGTGTCTCACCTTAAAGTCGACTGTATAGTTACAGACCTTTTTACCATACGCTTCTAATTCAAATTTAACTTGGGGCGTCCAATATCTTATCTCCCCAGCCTTCTGGAAAAGGTCTAGTTCCATAGCGAAGTTCATTTCTTTTTTGCTATCATAGACCTTCCCTTTATAAGACCTTTCTAGGGGAGAACTCTTGCCTCCAAAGTAATTAATTCTCGGCACTTATTAATTATACCTTAAAAGGGATAATCAGGTGGTGTTCCGTCTACTAGAGAATCAATAGAGCCAGTTGATGTATCTTTACTATCAAAGACCGCTTCCTCTAATTTAGTTACTCTTTCCTCTAGCAAGTCTCCCTTTGTTGGGATACGGAAATTCCAGAAGTCATCTCTTTTAGAGATTAAGATTTGTACTTCTTGTCCCTCCTTCCACTCTCTCATCTCATCACTGTCTCTGAATGAGAAGCTAGATAGCCAAGTATCCCCATGACTATCGGTTTGAATCGCTACTCTTTTAAAAGGCTTACCGTTCTTGTCGATAAACTTTGTTCCGTCTTTCTTCTCATCGCTGATATATATTTTAGTCAGCACTATTTTTACTAAGGTTTCTTCGTTTAAGATTTTCATATAATTAACTTATAAATTAGGTAATAGAATAATAATGCATAAATAGTACTCATATTATTTTTTTAATAATCTATATAGTCCGACTGCATTTCTAAAGCCCTCCTTATAGCTATCAACGTTGTGAAGTATTTTTGGTTCAACAACTTTAGCTCCAAAGGGTACTATTATTAATGCGTCAAACTTCTTTGCGACCTTTTTGTTTTTCTTACCATCTTCACTCCATAAACCATTCTTTTCTATCTGAATTGCGTATCCAGCACATTGAATATAGTGGGTAGGATATGCGTCTTTACTTGATTTGAAGTCTATAATCGCTCTCTTGCCGTCTTTTAATTCTACTCCTGTGTCTGATATTCCACCAACCCAGAGTTCCTCATCATAACAATGAGCTTCTGACCAAAGGAATTTCTTAACATTTTCTTCTGACCACTCTATAAAGGGTTGTATCTTTTCATCGTATTTTCTTTTTGGGCGAATCCCCATCATTCCTTTAACATAATCCTCCAGCTCTGCATGGAGATCAGTTCCCTTCTTAGCTGACTTACCCAGACTATCTTGATGAGCTCTATATGCCTTATTAAGAAGTTCTTTATATTTAGTTAAAGACAACCCCTTAATGAGAGCTAATCCTTTCTCTGCTTTCGTATCTACCTTTTTGTCGGTATTGTATTTTGGATTGACCCAGCCGAATACCTCACAAGCTAAGCCACTAGCCCACCAAGTTAAAGGTTTTGCCAACACATTTCCGACAGATGATGTTCCTGTTAAAGGTTTTCCATTTAGTAAGTGTAAGTGTTCTTTTTCTTTAAATTCGTATTTCATATTTTTATTATTTATTGTTTGTAAGCCCTATAACAACACTCACTACACTCTACAAATCCCTTTTCGTCTTCGGATAATTCCTCGTAACATAATTCGCAATGTACTGGACACTCTGCACCATATCCATCTGTACACATTTGGCATTCTTCCTCTTTAGG